TTGGCTCCTTGATCTCAGGCTTGTTTAGCGGTATAGCGGGCGGCGGCGCAGGCGGCATTGGTTTCGCAACTGGCGGCGGCTTCACAGTCGGTGGCGGCGGAGGGGTGGACAGTCAGCTGGTTCAGTTCAGAGCCTCGCCAGGGGAGAGGGTGGAGGTCAAGAGGCCGGGTGAGAGCAGCGGCGGCGGTGGGGGAACTACCAATGTCTTCAACATCACCACCCCTGACGTTGAGGGCTTCAAGCGATCTGAAGGTCAGATTGCGGCCCGGATGGCTAGACAGGCCCAAAGGGGTAGGAGGAACTTGTGACGGCATTCCATGAGGTTCAGTTCCCGGTTGAAGTTTCCAAGGGTTCAGCTGGCGGTCCAGAGCGACTTACTGACATTGTCACGCTTCGCTCAGGCCACGAGGAGAGGAACACCATCTGGGCTCACTCGCGCAGAAAGTACGATGCTGGCTTGGGCCTCCAGACCCTAGACAACCTTCACGACGTTATCGAGTTTTTCGAGGCGCGCAGCGGGAGGCTGTTTGGTTTCAGATGGAAGGACTGGGCTGACTTCAAATCAGGGCAGCCCACGCGATCTGTTGGAGCCTCTGATCAATTAATCGGCACGGGCGATGGATCCACGACGAGCTTCCAACTCGTCAAAATTTATGAGTCAGGCGGCGTGTCCTACGAGCGAGACATCAAGAAACCCGTGAATGGCACGGTCAGAGCATCGCTTGATGGGGTTGAGACAACTGCGTTCGCCGTGGACACCACCACTGGACTTGTCACCCTCACTACAGCCCCTGGGTTGGGTGTTGAAGTGAAGGCGGGTTTTGAGTTTGACGTGCCAGCTCGCTTCGACACTGACTTCCTATCTGTGAGTGTGGACGCATTTGAAGCCGGGGCCATTCCCGCAATCGAGATCATTGAGGTGAGGGTGTGAGCAAGGCCCTTTCAGCTGAGCTTCAAGCTCACCTTGACGGCGGCGCTACTACAATGGCGCTGTGCTGGCTGGTGGTGAGAACAGACGGAACGCGGCAGGGCTTCACGGAACACGACCGTGACCTCACTTTCGGAGGTGACACGTACCTCGCTTCATCCGGCTTCACAGCCTCGCGGCTGGAGCAGAGCCTTGGGCTTGCTGTTGACAACCTCAACGTAGACGGCGCACTGAGCGATGACAGCATCAACGAGGATGACCTGGCTGAAGGTCGATATGACGATGCGGACGTCACCCTGACCTATGTCAACTGGGCCGACACATCTATGAGAACCATCCTCTCAAGAGGTTCAATTGGAGAGGTCAAGAGGCAAGAGACAGCCTTCAGCGCGGAGTTCCGCTCACTCGCCCACAAGCTGAACCAGAGGACAGGCCGCACTTTCCAGAGAACGTGCGATGCAGCTCTGGGCGACGCACGTTGCGGCGTTGACTTGACCAGCTCCAGTTACCGCTCCAATGGGGCAGTGATCTCAGCCTCAGGAAGAAGTCTGGTGGTTGACACCGTTGGCGACTTCTACCCAGATGCTTTCTTCACGCACGGGGTGCTCACCTTCACCTCAGGGGATAACAACGGGCTGAGCTTCGAGGTTAAGTCTCAGGCGGGCGGGAACATCACCCTGTGGCAGGTGCCCCCAAACCCAGTGAACGCGCCCAACACCTTCTTCGTCACCGCCGGGTGCGAGAAGACGATTGGCGTGTGTAAGGCTAAGTTCGACAATGTGGCGAATTTCAGAGGTTGTCCATACATTCCAGGTCAGGACATCTTCCAAGACTACCCCACTCAGGGCGATCCTCAGATGGATGGAGGAAGTTTGTTCCAATGATCGCAAGGGCTCAGATAGTGGCTGCGGCTGAGGATTGGCTAGGAACCCCATACCACCACCAAGAGAGCACCCGCCTGGTGGGATGCGATTGCCTTGGGCTCGTGAGGGGCGTGTGGAGGGCAGTCATTGGCCTGGAGCCTGCGGGACTTCCACCCTACAGTCCTGACTGGGGTGAGGGCGCACCCGGTCAAGAAGACCTGCTAACAGTCGGCAACCGTTTCCTCTCACCAGCGGAGGGTCACCCTCCTGGCTCCGTCCTCATCTTCAGGATGAAACCTGGCGCTCCTGCGAAGCATTGCGGCATCGTGGTTCCCGGTGGAAAGATGATCCACGCTCACCAGGGAAGGAGTTGCTGCCACGCAACTCTGGGATCGTGGTGGATGAGAAAAGTGGTGGGCACATTCGACTTCCCAGGGGTGACAGATGGCTAACCTGCTCATTTCAGTCGCTATCAATGCTGCGCTATATGCCGCGCAGAGACTTCTGACGCCTGCTCAGAACTTCGAGCGTGAAGGCCCGCGCCTGAAAGAGGCGCAGATCACCTCTGCTTCCGAAGGCGTCCCGGTGCCCCGCCTGTTTGGGCGCATGCGCATGGGCGGCAACTTGATCTGGTCCACTCGTTTCAAAGAGACGATCACCAAGTCAACCGAGAAGGCTGGCGGCAAGGGCGGTGGCGGCTCCACGACCACGACCACGTACACGTACAGCGTGAGTTTTGCCGTAGCTTTCTGCGAGGGCGCTGAGAACGTCCAACTTGGGCGGGTGTGGTCGGATGGCAAGCTCATGGACCTGTCCCAACATACAACCCGCTTCTACCAGGGCACTGAAACCCAACAGCCTGACAGCTTCATGGAGCTGGTGGAGAACGCAGCGGGCAACGAGGTTCCGGCCTACCGAGGGCTCACCTACGTCATGTTCGAGGAGCTTCAGCTCGCGGACTTCGGCAACCGCATCCCCCAGCTAACAGCTGAAATCATCAAGCCTATTGAAGAGAACGGTCCAGACGATCTGGAGCAGGCTCTGAAGGGTGTCTGCATGATCCCAGCCTCCGGGGAGTTCGTGTATGGAGCCACCCCGTACTACCGCGATGACGGGCGAGGAGGAGTGGCAACCGAGAATGTCCACAACTCTGAAGGCATTCCTAACTTCGTTCAATCTATGAACGTGTTGGAGAACAGCGCCCCCAACATGGGTTCTGTTCTCCTGGTGGTCAGCTGGTTCGGCAACGACCTGCGTTGCGGTGAGTGTACAGTGAAGCCCAAGGTGGAGTTCGCGAAGAGGGCGAGCTATGTGTCTGGATCAAGCTATACGCATCTTGTGACCGCCAAGACCGATGATCTGATCAATATTGGAAATGACCTGGCCACGCAAGTTCTCGTTGAGGTTCGCTCCTCTGACGGCACTCTGGACGGCTCGTACACGATCCCAGCTGATGGAAACGTCAGCCATACCTTCGATGAACAGGGCCAACACTCTATAACTTGCGTCCAATCATTCGGGGGTGCTGATGATCAGAGCGGACGCATCACACTTGATGTCTTCAACTCTGACGGCATCTTCCCGCAAGATTGGAAGGTGACGGGCCTGGAGCGCAACGATGCCGAGGAGGTGCCGAGGATTGAGGGAAGTGAGCACCTCATCTACGGAGGCACGCCCGCTGACGTGACAGTCATGGAGGCTATTGCCGACATCAAGGCTCGCGGCATGAGGGTGATCTTCTACCCCTTCATCTTGATGGAACAGCTATCGGGCAACGAGCTGCCGGACCCTTATGGAGGGGCTGAGCAGCCACCGCTGCCCTGGAGGGGCCGCATCACCTGCCACCCGGCAGCAGGTCAGCCAGGCACTGTCGACAAGACCGCTGCAGCTGCCTCTCAGGTCGCTGACTTCTTTGGGTCAGCCTCAGTGTCTGACGTGCCTGCAGGTGCTGACGGGCTTCCCGCCTGGTCTGGCTCCAGTGATGACTTCGGCTACCGCAGGATGGTTCTCCACTACGCAAGATTGTGTGAGATGGCCGGGGGTGTTGATGCCTTTCTCGTTGGCACAGAGTTGAGAGGGCTGACCACCATTCGGTCATCCTCCACCGCCTATCCCGCAGTGGCTCAGCTACGCACGCTCGCTGCTGACGTGTCTTCAATCATGCCTTCAACGACCAAGGTGAGTTACGCTGCTGACTGGTCTGAGTACCACAGCCATCGACCTGACGATGGTTCTGGAGACGTGTTGTTCAACCTTGATGAGCTGTGGTCAGACCCTAACATTGACTTCATCGGAATTGACAACTACCTGCCCCTGTCTGACTGGCGTGACGGTGACGCACACCTGGACTACGACGAGGACAACGGTGTGACCTCGCCTTACATCCTCAGCTACCTACAGGCCAACGTGGAGGGCGGCGAGTACTTCGATTGGTTCTACGCCTCTGACGCAGACCGCGAGGCTCAGGTCAGAACCCCCATTGTTGACGGTGCCCACAATGAGCCTTGGGTGTATCGTCAGAAGGACATGAGAAGCTGGTGGACCAACGCCCACCATAATCGACCGGGTGGGAACAGAAGCGGGGCCTCCACCAGCTGGACGCCCTCGTCCAAGCCTATCTGGTTCACTGAATACGGCTGCCCTGCCGTGGACAACGGCCCAAATCAGCCGAACGTGTTCTACGATCCTCGCTCGTCAGAAAGCGCGTTCCCATACTTCTCGAAAGGTCTGAGAGACGACTTGATTCAGAGGCGCTACCTTGAGGCCAGCATCACGTACTGGAGGGACAATTCGCCAACTGGGATGATTGATCCGGCTGACATGTTTGCCTGGACCTGGGATGCCCGCCCCTACCCTGAGTTCCCCTTCCGCTCCGATGTCTGGGCCGATGCGGACAACTGGAGGCTGGGTCACTGGCTGACTGGTCGTCTGGGTGCTGTCCCGCTGTCTAAACTGGTCCAGGAGCTTGCCCTCACTAGCGGCCTGGACCCGGCCCTGATTGATGTCAGCGGTCTGTTCGGCTCGTCTGCTATCGTGCGCGGTTACGTGATTGACAAGGTCATGCATGCGCGGGACATGATCGAACCTCTCATGACTGCGTTCAACTTCGACTGTTATGAAAGTCAGGGTCAGCTCAGGTTTGCCCTGAAGACCGCATCAGTGACCCAGCCTCTGGACATCCTTGACCTGGTAACGGAGCAGAATGATCCAGGCGGTTACTCCATCACCCGCTCGCAGGAGACTGAGCTGCCACTCAGGGTGGACCTGTCCTACTACGATGAAGAGAGAAGCTACGACCAAGCTGCCGTTGAGGGGCTGAAGCTCATCGGGAACTCGTTGAACGAGAACAAGGTCACGCTGCCCATCGTGATGACCACGGACTACGCCCAAGGCTTGGCGGACGTGCTAGTGCAAGAGGCATGGGTGAGCCGCGACAGGGCTGAACTCCACTTGCCCCCGTCTATGCTGAGGCTTGACCCTGGCGACGTGATGCGGGTGGCGATCAAGGGCCGCACCTTCGACCTGAGGTTGAACTCAATCGAGAGCGGCCAGAGCCGCAAGGCTGAGGCACAAGGCTTCGACCATACAGTGTACGAGGGTCTGGACTACAGCGGCGGCCAGGG